CGGTGAACTGGGGCAAGGTCGGCCTGAACATCATCACCGGCATCGCTTCCGGCATCGCGGGCGCGGCGGGAAGGCTCGTCAACGCGGCCGTCAACGCGGCGAAGAACGCTTTGGACTGGGTGAAACGCAAGCTCGGCATCCATTCGCCGTCGCGCGTGTTCCGCGACCAGGTCGGCGAGATGATCGGCGAGGGCATGGCCGTCGGCATCGACGAGAGCGCCTCGAAGGTGCAGAAGGCCGCCGGACGATTGACCGGCATCCTGCCGTCGCAGGACGGCTCGTATTCACTTGGCGTCACCGGCGGCTCGCATACCGCCGCGAACGGTTTCGGAATGGCTTCCGGAAGCGTCACGAACATCACGCAGACGTTCAACTATCCGGCCATCGCGCCCACATCGATAAGCACCCAGCAGAAGCTGCAGACCGCCGCCATGCCGCAATGGTGATCGGAGGACCATGAAAGTCGCTTACACGCTCAATGGACAGCCGCTCGACTCGGAGCGGATGCGCGTCATCGTCGGCACGACGCATCACATGTCGCTGTCGCCGATCGTGGAGTCGGTGCAGGTGTCCGGCAGGAGCGGAGCGGTCGTCGGCTCCTCCACGCCCGTGCTGGACGTGCCGGAGCTGACGGTCAAGGTCGCGGCATGGGGCGCCGACTCGGATCTGCTTATCTCGCGTTTCCGCGCGTTGTGCCTGCTGTCCACGAATCTCGTGGTCGGCAGGACCGAAACGTCGGACGGCGGCCTGACGCGTTCCATGTCCGCACGCGCGGTGTGCACGAGCTGCGAGCCTGACGACGACGAACGGCCTTTTCAGGATCTGCGCGTCATGACCGCCGTGTTCCAATTGCCGGACGTGTACTGGCAGGGCGGGCAGTGGCTGGAGACGACGCTGCCCGCAGTTGGCGGCACGCTGGTCTCCGGCGCCAACCCGTCCGCCGGACTGGCGTGGGATTCGGACGCGCCCCTGTTGAATCTGGTGATGCGGTTCACGGACGTGTCGTCCGCGCGGGTGTCGTGCGCGGCGTCCGGCACGGATCTGGAATGGTCGGCCGCGGCGAGCGTGAGGAACCTGTATCTCGACGTGCCGAACCGGCGCGCGTGGACGTCGGACAGGACGGACGCGTGGGATGGCGGCACGGACGCGACGGCGGGCGTGGATTGGTCGTCGGAGCCGTTGCAGGCGTGGCCGTCCATCGATTCGGGCGACTATCTGCTCGCGGTCGAACAGTCCGGCGACGGCCAGGTGGCCTGCCGGTACAAGCAGTCTTGGGAGTGAATATGGGGAAGTCCTTGCATGCGCGTCTGGTGGCGTACCGTCCTTTTGGCGCGCGTATCGGCGTTTTGGCGGAGCCGGTGAGCTTCAGCGCTTCGATGCTCCACAATGACGACGGCGCCATCAGCGTCGAGTATTCGATGCTGTCCGGTGACGCGCAGGCGTTCGACCGGGAGCTGACGGATGGTCTCGAGGTGGCCGTGGAGGTGTCCGACGGCACCGGCTACGTGGAGCCGGACAACATGCGTTACGTCATCACGGGGCGGTCCGGCAAGACCGACGACCGGACCCGCACCGTCACCTACAGCGGACAGTCCATCAGCTGGCTGCTGTCCAAGGCCGAAAACAATGATGCTTCTCACTTGCTCGCGGACGGCGACAACAAGGGCAAGCGTCCCTTCTACAGCTCGAATCCGGGCGTGATTCTGAAGACCCTGCTCGACGAGAACAGGCAGCGTGGCGGCGTGGCCACCGGCCTGACGTGGGGCTTCGACACCGCGAAGGACGCGTCCGGCGCGGCATGGGCGAAAAAATACACGCTCTACTATTCGCTGGGCACCGACCTGCAGACCATCTTGGGTTCGCTGGTCGATGGTGGCGGCTGCGACTGGCGCACCTCCGGCCGCACATTGAAAATGTGGAACGCGGACAGCACCGCGTTGAGCCGCGATCTGAGCAAGATCGTGGTGCTCCAGTTGGCGCGCGATATCGGCGAGGCCCCATTCGAGGAATCCATCAGCGACCTTGCGTCGACGATCCTCGTGGAGGGCGACAACAGCCTGCTGTTCCGCATGGACAATCCCGCCGCGCCGACCCCGTGGGGCAAGTGGGAGTCCTACAGCTCGCAGGGCGGCGTGAGCGACAAGGACACCGCGACCGCGTTCATGCAAAGCACTTTGGCGGACGCGGCGCGCGTGCGCGGCCAGTACACGCGCGACCTCGTCGTCACCGGCGTGGACGCGCTGCCGCTCATCGACTATCACGCGGGCGACTGGATCACCGCGCCCACCGTCAGCCACGGCGAGAAGGTGCGCGTGCAGGAGATCGACCTGTCCATGCGGCAGGGCGAGGCCCTGTCCGCCAGCCTCGCCCTGAACGACATCAAATACGACGCTTCGGTGCGTCAGGCGAAGAAGATCAAGGGCATCACCGGCGGCGCCGCGTTGGCCGGAAGCGAGAGCGGCACGACCGCCTCCACCGACCACGACCACCGTGTGCCGAAGGCCCCGCAGGGATTGGTCGTGCAGACCGACGCGTACGTCGGCACCGACGGATACGCGCGCGGACTGGCGACCGTCTCATGGAGCGCGGTCACGCAGGCCACGGACAACACCTCCATCGAAATCGCCTCCTACCGCGTCGAATGGAAACAGCACAAGGACGGCATGCCATGGCATGCGGCCGGCACGACCGACAAGACCCAATTGGGCTTCGGCAACCTCGACTGCGGCACGCAGATCGAGGTCAGGGCGCGCGCCATCCCGACCTATTCCGACAAGCCCGGCGAATGGTCGGACGTCGTCGTAGCCACCGTCGAATCCGACGTGACGCCATGCTCCATCCCGTCGAAACCCGTCCTGTCGTCCGAGCTCGGCGTGGTGACCGTCCACTGGGACGGCAAGACCAGTGCCGGCGCGACCATGGAGGCGGACTTCGACCATGTCGAGGTCGGCGAGGGCACGACCACTGCGGGAATGCGGGTCATTTCCGCGACACAGGCCGGGCAGGGCGACTACGTCGTCACCGGCCTGACCGCCGGCAGCGAACACGGTTACGCGCTTCGTTCGGTGGATCATGCGGGCAACCGCTCCGACTGGTCCGCCATCGCGTCGGTGACTGTCGCTTCGGCGGTGTCACCCGAAGAGGTCAAGCAGATCCGCAAGGACTTGTCTGACAACCAGGCAGTGTTGAAGGACAACACGGCGAAGCTTGAGCAGGCGCGGAAGGATATTTCTGCGAATCAGACCGCCCAGGCGGCGACCGCGAAGGACTTGGAGTCGGCGAAATCCGACTTGGCTCAGGCGCGGAAGGACATCGCGCAGACGAAGACCGATCTGACCACGGCGAACGGTGAGATCTCGAAGGCGAAGGAGTCGGCGGCTCAGGCGTATGCGGAGGCCCATTCGAAGAATCACACGTTCCGTGGGCCGGACGAGCCGTCTCATGATGGTCTGATTGTGGGCGACTTGTGGCTCAGGACGCAGAAGTACTGGACGCGCTGGCAGGGCGAGAAAAACAACAGCCCTTCCTTGCTCGCCGACTTCTACACCTACTGGACCGGCGAGGCGAACAATAGCCCGAGCGTGCTCGTGCCGTTGTCGGACCGCGTCATCGACACGCTCGTGTGGGATGGCTCCCAGTGGAATCATCTCGGCTATGCCGACGTCGAGGACAATGCGAAGCAGATCGAACAGGCGAAAAAAGACATCGCCGATAACGCGGCCAAGACCACGGACGCAAGGAAGGCTGCCGAGAACGCCGCCGCCGCGGCGAAGAACGCCCAAGGCACCGCCGACAGCGCGACCGGCGCGGCGAAGACAGCGCAGGACACCGCCAATGCGGCCAATGCTGCTGCGAAGAGTGCGACCACTACGGCGGGGCAGGCGAAGATCGCGGCCGATACCGCCCAGACCGCCGCCGAAACCGCGAAGAAGACCGCCACGAACGCGGAGACCCTTGCGGATACGGCGAACAAGTCCGCCACTGCGGCCAAGTCCGATGCTTCCGCTGCGAAATCCACGGCGGCTGATGCGTCGAGCGTGGCGACGCAGGCCAAGGCCACCGCCGACAGCGCGGCCCAGTCCGCGACCGATGCGGCCACAGCCGCAAGGAAGGCCAATGACGCGGCCGCCGCCGCGTCTGGCGTGGCCAACGGCAAGGCCGACGTGCTCATCCAATCATCGGAGCCGGACACGTCGATGCGCAAATCCACGACCCTGTGGATCGACACGACGAATGGCGCGAACACGCCGAAACGGTGGAACGGGTCTGCTTGGATTGCCGTGACCGACAAGGCCGCGACCGACGCGGCCAACGCGGCCGTCAAGGCCAACGACGCGGCAAAGACCGCGCAGTCAACCGCCGACAAGGCATCCACTGCGGCCGCGAACGCGGCCTCGCAGGCGAACCAGGCGCAGGCCGCCGCGAAGAAGGCGCAGACCACCGCCGACGGGAAGAACCTCATCTACCGCGGCCCCGACGAGCCGTCCCACGACGGGCTCAAGCCGGGCGACATGTGGTGGCGCACCCAGAAGTACTGGACCCGCTGGAGCGGCGAGAAAAACAATTCTCCTTCCCTGCTCGCCGACTTCTACACCTACTGGACCGGCGAGCCGAATAATTCTCCGAGCGTCTTGGTGCCGCTCTCCGACCGCGTCATCGAGGTGTTGACGTGGGACGGCACGCGCTTCACCGCGTTCGACCTCGTGGCGAACAACATCCTCGCCGCCGGCACCGTCGGCGCGAAGACCATCGCCGCGAACGCCGTCACGGCGGAGAAGATCGGCGCGAACGCGGTGACCGCCGACAAGATCTCCGCCAACTCGGTCACCACGGAAAAGCTCGTGGCCGACGCCGTGACCGCCGGGAAACTGGCCGCCGACAGCGTGCAGGCGCGGAACATCACCGCCTTGGCCATCACGACGGACAAATTGGCCGCCGACGCGGTGACCACGGCGAAGCTCAAGGTCACCGAGGACATGACGGTGGCGTTGCTTAAGGCGCATAAGATCCAGGCCGGCGACATCGTGTCCGGCGCGGTCACGACGGACAAGCTCGCCTCGAACAGCGTGAACGCGGACAAACTGGCCGCGAACTCGGTGAACGCGTCGAAGATCGCGGCCGGCGCGATAACCGCCGACAAGCTCGCGGCAAATTCGGTGACCGCCGTGAAGATCGCGGCCGGCACGATCACGTCCGACAAGATCATGGCCGGCCAGTTCAAGGGCTACGTGTTCACCGGCGCGATATTCCAGTCCAGCGAGGCGGCGAACACGGGAATGAAGCTCAACGGCACGGCCTTGCAGATGTGGGATTCGTCGCACAATCGCACCGTCTATCTTGATGGTGAGGGCAAGAGCAATGTGCTGACCGGCACGTTCCAAACCCGCGTAAGCGGGCACAGGGTGCGCATCTCGCCTGACTACCAGTCGCACATCATCGGCGGCACGGAGACGTTCGTCGGTGATGGTTTGGAATTCCCCGCCTACGACGGCGGCAGCGCGTATTATTCATTCCCCACGATCGCTTCAGTGATCCAGTCGAACGAAGTTGGCGCGATGAGCGAACTGGACTTGTGGAGCGGTTATACCGCCAAGAATAATCCGGGCGCTTTCATGCGTTTGAGCTCAAAACCGCGTGCGAAGGGCGGCACCGGCAGTGGCGTCACATCACAGGTGTATCTGCATGCGGACACGAACTATGATGAGGCGGACAGTGCGAAAAAATCAGCCGCGAGACTCAATATGCAGGGTGTCGGCGGTTCCGGCGCGTCCGCGTATCTCAACGTGCGCAGCGACACCGGCTCGCTTTGCAAGGCGAGCGTGCAAGCGTACGGCGCGAACGCGCAGGCATGGCTCACCGCCGACGATGCGAACGGGGAGGTCGGCTTCGGAGCCAACATCAACACCGGCTACCTGCTTCTCGGGGGCTACCTCGGAGGCATCACGAACCGCGGCACATTCCAAGGCGCCACGGCTTGGAAGGCATGGTATCCGGGCTCCGGCTCGAAGCTCGCGACCGGCGCCGCCACGCAGGTCAAATGCGATCTGACGCCGGCGAAATACGGACGCTACTACGTCGTCGCGAACGCTGACAGCGACTGGGCCGGCATCATCGCGCATCCGGCGAACACCGGAGGCCAGAGCGGCTTCACATTGAAGCTGTTCAACGCCGACCAGCCGTGCCCGAGCGACGTATACGCGGAGTACCTCGCATACCTGGTCAAATGATTGGAGGATGAAATGTCTTCGACTTTCGAACAGGACGAAAACAGCGGCCTGCTGATAATCCGCTGCGACCCGCCCGTGAACGGGTCGGACAGCTTCGTCTTCAAACCGGACGTGGTCGCCTCGTGGAAGGCGTTGCTCGGCCTGGCATCGACACGTGAGGCCATCGCGGCGATCATGCAAGGCAAAGAGGACCGGAGCCGGTATGACCCGAAGACGGGGAGGGGAGTGTGGACTGGCGCTTATGAAGCGTTGGAGTCCGCGCTTGATGATTCCGCGACGGGGGTATCGATGCTCGCCGCGGACGGCGAGATCATGGATGACCCGCTCACTGCCGCACGCAATAAGGCGCGTGAGGGTATGGGCCTGCCGGCCATGTCGAACGACACGGACGCGAAGCTCGTGGCCGTACTGTCCGCCGACGATTCCGACGAGGAGCCGTCCAGCGGCATCGACACGACCTGCACGCAGGACATCGACGGATTGGACGCGTTCCTCTCGGACGAATCCAGCCGGACGATGCTGGACGAGTGCGAGGAACGATTCTACGAGGCCCTGACGCCTCGGGACAACAGCCAGCGACAGGATTAAGGAGCAGAAAACATGGCTGACAATGAGAGCACATTGATGGTTTTGACGGTCACGGCGGCACCGCGTGAGGGTGGCCAGTCTTTGACGGTCGCGGAACCTGTGCAGGGCGACGACCTGCGCAGGTACAAGATCACCGCGGCGGACGCGAAGCCGGTCGTGGAGTACGATACGGCGTGCGTGCTGGCGGACGGCTGGCTGGACGTGCCAGCCGACGGGAGCATCGCCGGCACCGAAGGCCAGGTCGCGACCGTGGTCGAACTGACCAACTCCGGCGCGTTGGCGCGTGGCAGGGGCGAGGCGGTGCTTCCCGCGCCGACGTCCACGGACACGGGCAAGGACGATGCCGGCGAGTCCGACGTGCCGGCCTCCGGCGTGTTGGACCTGCGCCCGCCGTCCGAGAGCATGAAGGCCGAATTGTGCCGTCTGGGTTTGGAGTATTCCAGCACGGACGCGGCGGGCGTGGAATCGTGGCGCGACTACCAGCGTGGCGTCCTCGCCACGTTCGACCGGACCGCTCAGAGCGTGACGGTCACGGACGTGAAGACCAACCTGTCCGCCGTCCTGTCGTTGGACGAGGTGCGCAAGGTCACGCGCATCGACACGATGACCGCCGCCGACTAACCCCATTTTTCCCAAGTTTTCAACCCCTGTAATCCCTTTTCGGATTACGGGGGTTTCGTTTTAAGGAGACATTTTTGGATCAGATTCCCGCCGACGCGAATCAGGTCATCGACCAACTCTCGCAGCAGATCGGCACCCTCAACAAACAGATAGCGATCCTCACGAGCCAACTGACGGCGGCCATGAAACTCATTCCCGCCGACGTGCTCGAAGCCGCGAAGGGAGACGCGCATGCAGAGGATTAACTGGTTCCCGTATCCGGATATCAACGACTCCAAGGCCTTCTGGCCGGGGTCGCTCGCCCAGACCGATTTCCCGACCATCAATGGCAGGAAATGGCTGCGATGCACGGTCACCGCGACCGGCGAAGCTTACTCGCAGTATTCAATGGATGGCGATATGGTTCCGCCCGCCGGGGGATACCATGCGCATGCGCGCGTCTACGCGCAGAGCGGAAGCGGAATATTCAGGATCTACACCTATGCCGATGGCAAATACACGGTCGTGGTGGAGGCGGCTGTCGATGATGGGAAGACCATCGACGTGGACAGGGCGTTCACGATCCCCGCCGGCTGCACGCAGGTGCTCGTCCGCATCATGCCGGCGAACAAGGTCGGCGCGAAGGCTCTTATGTCCGACCTGCTCGTCGAGTCCAGGACGACATACGATTCCGCCGTCGGGGGGGGGGCTTCCGGGCTTCTTCTCGGGAGACACCATGCCGCTCGCCTGACCCTTCTGGGGGTGGCGGCATGAGTCTCATCACGACCTATTGGCCTGACCCGTATTTCACGCAAACGGCGAAGCTCGACTTGCATGGGTGCACCATCAGCAGCGTGACCAACGACTTCAATCCCGACAACAGCACTTTTCCGGGATTCAATCTGACCGCCACCGCGGATGGGGACAATTGGGCGGAATTCAATCTGACGACCATTCCCGCTGGCATGAGCGTGATCGTCGCATGCAAGAGCGGCGGCATCGGCGGTAACGCCGGCACGACAAGCGCCAATGCTTCGGTCAACGTGTGGAGTTTGGCGAATAATAATGTCTACCTGGCGTCGTGCCCTGTGAATGGCGGCGTGAGCCAGCCGTTCACGGTACCGGATAAAGGGATCAAGGTCTGTTTCCGCGCGCCGAAAGACAAGGGCGCGGCCCGGCATGTCGCCGACCTGTTCATTGGCACGAAAGCCGACTATGACCTGCTGTTGAAATACGTGCCGAGCGGGTTCCTCGCTGGCGATCTCATGCCGTTGAAGTGATCCGCCGCGCACCATGCGGCGGGGGAAGGAAAGAAAATGCCACCTTTCGACGCGTTGGTATCAAGCACGGAGTTCTGGACGGCGGTGATCGTCGCCCTGGTGGGCGGCGGCGGGGTCGGCGCGATCATCGGCGCGATCTCCAGCCGCAGGAAGGACACCGCGCAGATCGCCGCGCAGGCGGTCGAGATCCTGACCGATTCGGTCATCAGGCCGTTGCGCGAGCAGGTGGACGGGCAGGAGGGGCAGATCGAGCATTTGGAGAGGCAGCAGCGCAAGTATTTCGCGTTGACCGCGTACACGCGCAGTCTCTTTCACTGGCTCCAGGAGTTCTGCGAGGTCACCGAGCCGGAGTTCCTGGAGCGTCATCCGAAGCCGAGCCTGCCGGACGAGCTTCGCGCGGACATAGCGCCGGAGACCGTCCGGCAGGGAAGACAGGGGGATGGCAGGTGACCGGCCGTCTCGCGTTGGGCGTCGGCGCGGCGTCCTGCGTCCTGCCGCTCGTGTTCGGCCATGGCGCCCCGCCATGATGGCTGGTCTCGTCCCCACCCTGCTGGTGGTCTGCACGCCGGTGGTCGCGTTGATCGTGGGCGTGGTCTGCTCCTGCATGACGCATGATGTGCCGCGCATCATCGGCTGGCTGCTCATCGCCGTCTCGCTGGCGGTGTGGCTGCTCGAGACGGTCGTGTTGCTCATATTCACTTCGGGCGTTGGCGCGGCGCCTTTCATCACGTTCTGGCTGCTTGTCTTCGGATGAGCGGCCTTTCTTATACCGACTATCACTTTGGCGGCCGTATCGCATGTCGATATGGCCGCTTTCCTATATCAACCATCAATTAGGAGGTTCAATATGGCCGAAGAAACAGCCACGGCGCTTGCGCCGGAACTCACCCCGCAGGGCGACAGCCTGCCGCCCGAGGAAATCCCGGTCGTGTCCGAACAGGACGCGAAAGCCGCGATCAAGGAGGTGCATGTTGCCTAGCCTGAACACCCTTATCAACCGCATGACCTACTGGTGCGCCGTCGCCAACATGGGCTATTCGCAGTCCGACCGTTGGAATTTCAACGCCTCGGCCGGCAACTGCGACTGCTCGTCCCTCGTCATCCACGCATTGCGCGAGGCCGGATTCGACACGGGTTCCGCCACCTACACGGGCAACCTTTCCAGCAATCTGACAAAGCGCGGCTGGACGCGCGTCGCCGCCAACGGCAACCCACACGCCGGAGACATCCTCCTCAACGACGTGCACCACGTGGCCGTCTACCTCGGCGGCGGCAGACTCGCGCAAGCGTCCATCAGCGAGCATGGCACCGCGTATGGCAAGGCCGGCGACCAGACCGGCCGCGAAACCAACATCAAGGCCTACTACAACTATCCGTGGAACTGCTACCTGCGCTACACGGGCGGCAACGCCTCCGCCGCATCCAACGGCGCCCTCGCCGTGGACGGCAATGTGGGGCCGGCCACGGTGCGCAGATGGCAGCAGGTCATGGGCACCACCGTGGACGGCATCATCAGCGGCCAGCTCGTCCCCGACCAGCGCACCTACTGGCGTCCCGCAGTAGATGATTCCGTGGTCACTTACGGCGGCTACGGCAGCAACCTGATCCGCGCCGTGCAGAAGCGTCTCGGCTGCGGCGTGGACGGATTGCTCGGCCCTGCCACCATTCGCGCAATCCAAGCGCACTACGGCCTGACGCAGGACGCGAGCTTCGGCCCCGCCACCGCACGCGCATTGCAGAACGCATTGAACAACAACCGTTTCTAACAGAGAGGAAACAACCATGGCAGATCATGCCGCACCGTCCACCGTGGAGACCATCGTGGACAACCTCACCAACGAACGCGCCGACGGACAGGACAACACCGTGCCCGCCACCGTCGCGGAAACCACCGCACAGACCACTCCGGCAACCGACACCGACACGACGCCGTACACTCCGGTCTTCAACAAGACCGTGCGCACCATCGTCTACGTGCTTGGCCTGGTCGCCTCCTGTGTCGGCCTGGGCTTCATGACCTTCGGCGACGCGGCCATCGGCGGATACATCTCGACCGTGGCCGGCTTCCTCGCCAGCGGTTTGGGCGTCGCCTACAATCCACTCCGCAAGAACTAAACGTTGCGGTCGTTTTGAACGCAACACTTAACCCCGCCCCTTCTCCGTTTGGAGGAGGGGCTTCGCTTTTTAGGACTTTCAATAAATGGGCATCAGACAGCAGACGATAGACGATTACGGCGCGTTCGTCGAGAAGTTCAAACCGAAGAAGACCACGGACGACTGCTATACCCCCCCCGAAGTTTACGAGGCGGTGAAGGACTGGGCGTGCCGCGAATACGGCCTCGACCCCGACAAGGTGGTGCGCCCGTTCTATCCGGGCGGCGACTACGAACGGTTCGACTATTCGGATGGCAAGGTCGTGGTGGACAATCCGCCGTTCAGCATCCTGTCGAGGATCTGCGCGTTCTACCAGGAACACCATATCCCGTTTTTCCTTTTCGCGCCGAACCTCACGATCTTCAGCAGCACGTCGCGCAACGGCGCGCACATGCTGGTCACTGATTGCACGATCGAATACGAGAACGGCGCGCAGGTCAACACGTCGTTCGTCACCAATCTCGGTGACGACCTGATCCGCACCGCTCCCGATCTGGCGAGGCTCGTGAACGACACGGTGAAGCGGGTCAGACGCGAGCGGAAGCAGCATAGGCCGAAGTACGCGTATCCGCGTGAGCTGTTGACGGTGGCGCGGTTGAACAAGCTGGGCAACGCTGGCGTGGTTTTCCGCGTCAGGGCTTCGGACGTGGCTTTCGTCCGTCGGCTTGACTCGCAGGCGGCCGCGGGGAAGGCCATTTTCGGCGGCGGCTATCTGCTGAGCGACGCCAAGGCCGCGGAGCTGAAGGCCGCGGAGCTGAAGGCCGCGGAGCTGAAGGCCGCGGAGGACGTGACCGTCTGGCCGCTTTCCGAAAAAGAGAAGCGAATCATCAAAAGCCTCGCGAAAAATCACGCCGGATGATTCCTGTTGGAATATTTCGCACCCGCATGCAACACGACGCTCGAAATCCTAACATTATCTTTCACATGAAAGATAACATGCAAGGATTCAGTTAACACATGTTAGAACCACGCCCCTCTTCCGGCATTAAAGCTGGGGGAGGGGCGTTTTCGTCGTTCTGCCGGTAGACTCGAACCTGAGCGAAAACCAAGAGGGACGACGATGGCCTACACAATCAGACAATATTCCACCAAAAGCGGCAAACGATACGAGGTGCGTTACCGCAAGCCTGACGGCACGCCGACCGGCAAACGCGGCTTCAAACGCAAAATGGACGCGGACGCATGGGGAGCGGCGAACGTCACCACCGCGAAAATGGTCGGCGCGTACGTCGATCCGCAAGCGGGGCGCAGACTCGTGGAGGACTTCTGGGAGCCGTGGATAGCCGCCAAGAAAACCAATGCGAAAGCCAGTTACATCGAAACTCTGGAAATCGCATGGCGGGTGCACGTCAAACCAAAATGGGGCGAACGCACGGTCATGTCGATCACGCACGACGAAATCCAAATGTGGGTCACGGAACTGTCGGAGCGGCGGGGCGCCACCAGCGTGCTGCGCGCGGAAGGAATCCTCAAATCACTGTTCGACAAGGCCAAGGCCGACAAGTGCGTCCACGACAATCCATGCGATGATCTGGAACTGCCACGCAAGCGACGCAAGACGCACGTCTACCTGACCATCGACCAGCTGCTCGCCTTGGCCGACGCTTCCGGCTGGCGCAAGCCCATCGTCCTCGCCCTCGGCCTGTGCGGCCTGCGATGGGGCGAACTTGTCGGCTTGCAGGTCGGCGACGTGGACTTCACGCGGCAGCGTATCCACATACGCAGATCCGCCACCGAAGTGCGGCATAGAATTGTCGTGGACGTGCCGAAGAACGGCGAATACCGCACCGTCATATTCCCGAGCATGTTGAAAACGTGCCTGGAACGGGCGTGTGAGGGGCGTGACCCGTCCGACCTGCTGTTTCCCGACAAGGCTACCGGCCTGTATCTGCGGAAGACTCATGCGCCGTGCGGCCCGCAGGGATGGTTCTACAAGGCGAAGAGGGAGAGTCTTGGCGAGACGATAGCGAAGACGATGACGATTCATGATCTGCGGCATACGTGCGCTTCCTTGCTGGTTCATGCGGGGGCGAACGTGAAGGCGGTGCAGCGGCAGTTGGGACACAAGTCGGCGGCGATGACGTTGGACGTTTATGCGGATCTGTTCGATGATGATTTGGATGCCGTTGGCGCCGCTATGGATGGCTTGTTGGTCAGGGCGATTGGTGAGGGGAGGTCGTTGGCTGCGTGAGTTTGTGCCCACGTTTTGCCCACGTTTCATCGTGAATTTGCGTGATTTCGCGTGAATTTGCGTGAACTTCGAGAGGGGTGGGAACCGTTGTGGTTATTGGGAAAACGGCGGATTGGAGGGGTTTCCTGATATTGGTTGTGTTGGGATCCATGCCCAGCCCGCATGTGGTTTGGAATCGTTGGAATAACGCGTTTTTCGGTTTGTCGGACTGGGCGTGTGCCCACATTTTGCCCACGCTTCGTGCAAGGTCAGTGGAGGGGTAGGTTGAGGCATTGTCTTGCCCATTGTTCGACGGCCTTGTTTTCTTCTGGTGTGCCGAGTAGTAGGAGGAAGCCCGCGTTCCGGCCGAGGGAGGCGGGTTCGAGCTTCTTGATTACGCCGCGTTCTTGTAGGAAGACGAAGGCGTTGCTGATGTTTGTCTTGATCGTGTTCTCGCGCTTGCGCATGAGCTTGTTCGCGTCTGCGCTCATGGCCTGTTCTGGCGTGAGCAGCACCATGCCGTATGCGTCCGCTATCGCACGCCAGCCCATCGTGTAGTAGCGGCACGGGGCGTTGACCTTGCGCAGCTTCTCGGGCGGCTGGTTGCGTTCCGTATCCCAGTCGTAGGTGTTAATTGCCATGTAGTCAAGCACGAGTTGCGCCAGTGCGTAGACGCCGAGGTTTTCGCCGCGCTTCTTGGCGAGCCTGCCGGTACGGTTGAGGTTGTAGACGGCTTGCGCGTTCTTGTATCCCATGTCTTCCATGTCTTTCCCTCCATGCCTCGGCGTATGCTGATTCATGGAGAATCTAGCGGTTTTCCATCTTCCCCGATGGCTCTTGTCCAGCTGTCGGGGATTTCTTTTCTGCATCTCTCATTCTAATTGCACTTCTGTATAAAAGTCAAGTTGCACACTAGGTGAAATTAGAAATAGCACGACTAGGGTTTTCGGTGTAATCACAATTACACATATATAAGTAATACAAGCTTTAACATTCTTTTTACAGGGGAAACAGAACGAAAAACCCCGCGAAAACGCGGGGTTGAAAAGAAGAAGAATGGGCCACGCCACCATATCCGATACGGCATCGAAGCCGCCATTTCGCTGCCCACGCTTCGCGCGGGGTCAGATTCCCAGACGCCGCCGCACGTATGCTTCGACCTCTCGGTTCTCCTCAGGTGTGCCGATGGTCAGCAGCCAAACCGCGTTGTTGCGTTTCTGGGCGCTTCCCTTGCGAATGCACTTGATTAGTCCGGCTGCTTCGAGTTTCTTCGCGGTCAGGCTTAGCCGCTGCATGGCCTTGAGTTCTTTTTTGGGTGCGCGTGGCTCGTTTCCGATCACTTCGATTTCATCCAGTGCGTCGGGGAGCGTCATGCCGAGTTCCTTCGCCATCGAGAGCCACCCGTGCTTGTATGTGCGGGGGAGAGCTCCGTTTTTCTTGGCGGCTTCGTCCAGCGGCCAGTCGTAGGTGTCGGATGCCATCTTGAAGAGCAGGGCGAATTGCATGGGGTCGAAGCTGCGGGCGTCTCCACGCTTGGTTGTGATGCGGCCTTGTGTCGCGAGTTCTTCGACCAGCTTGGTGTTGCGGTATCCCATCGGTTCCATGTCTTTCCCTCCATGCCTTGCCTTAGAATCGGGGCATGGAGAATCTTGTCGGGTTTTCCATTTGCCCTCGGAGCTGGTCTAGAGCTTCGGGGGCTTTTCTGTTGTTGATTAAAACCATAACACATACTATAGATTAAAAACTAACGTCTGTTAGATTGGTGAACCACCCACATTGCGGATTAACCTATAAATAAACAATATATACTCAATATATACATTCTTTTTCAATAGGGCAGAACGAAAAAGCCCCGCAAAAGCGGGGCCGAAAAGAAGAGTCACACCACATCGAAGCCGCCATTGGATTCAAGCGTATGCCGGTAATCCTCCAACACCTGCATGGTCACCCCCAGTTCCACGGCCATCGGCCACGGCTCGGCGTCGAACATCTGTTCGACCAGCTTGTAGTCAACCGGACTGACCAGCCTCAAAGCCGTCTCACGCCTAGCCCGCAGCTCGCAACGCGCGTCAAAACCACCATGCCCCATCACATCTCGGTATTCGGCATGAACCAACTCATGACACAACGTGCAAAGCCGCTGCCGATCATTCAGCCAATCCGCCAGCCAGATAACCCGCAAACGGTCGCAATACAGGCCGCAGGTGGTTCCAGGCATATGAGCTTCGAGTATCCGCACGCCCAGCCGTTCCGCTTGACGGTGCAGCATGTCAATGGTGGTGTGAGCCAATAATTCCCCCTGCATATGATTAAGGCGGCACCAGCGTTGATGCCGCCATTGCTTGCTGATTCCCTATACCGCTTATTCGTCGGGCGTCTCGGCTTCGAGCCTTGCGTTGGGGTCGTCGTTCGCGGCCATGCCCAGCTGCTCGCGGTAGATAATCGGACTGTTCGCCCAGTCCGCGTCCGCATTGGCCTTGAGCCGTCGCGCCAATTCCTGCAACAGTTCATCGTCCGAAGCGTCGCGCAATCTCGCCACGGCTTCGCCAGCGGTCATCTCGTCAGCTCTTATGTAGCCGAACGCCACAAGTGCCTCTACTGGCGACTTGTGGTAGGCGCGGGCAATGAGGATGACGTTTTCGGCGCTGAAACTCAGGGCGTTGTTGTACTGCCGCCATGCGGTTGTCTTGATGATTCCAGCCTTGAGTGCCACTTCGGCGATGGTGTCGCCGTGGATTGCTTCATTAAACCATTTCTCTTTATCCATAGTTTCATTATGCAACCAAAACAGTTGCAAGTCAACACGCCGAGCGAGTTGCAAAACAAAAAAATACGTTGCACAATGTAACCATAAGTTGCAAAAAGAAACCGAAGATTGCGAAAGGGGATTGCGATGGCAGATTACAAGATGCTATTCCGAGACGGATTCCTCGACCGAGCAAAACGCATGAGCGGACTCAAAACCGACGAAGCCTTCGCCGGAGCAATCGGAGTCAGCAAAAGCGTACTCGACCGAGCCAAAAAAACAGGCGAATGCACGCCACTCATGCTCATAGGCCTCTACCAAGCCTTCGGCTTCCAACCCGGCGAAGTAAGCCAAATCAAAGACGTAAGCACAGCCGCCTGACCACAGCAAAGGAAAACCAAATGAGCTGGATGGACGATGGCGGTTTCGCAATACAGTCGGACAGCCTGGGAACACGAATGAGCATCAACACCACGCAAGCCCACCTCACTATCCCACTCTCCAAAACCGACGTGCAACGCATCCGCCGCGAATGCAACCGAATCCTCAAACAACTAGAAAAGGAAAACCAATGAACACCCTACTCGACCCGCCAATCCCGCAAGCCAAACTCCCAAGCCTCGGAATCGCGGTCAGAATCAACAACAAAGGCGACGGCATCCTCCACAGCCTCCCCACCACCGGCGCAATCACCACCACAATCCCAGCCCGCGAACTCGAAGACTTCGCCTACAACCTCAACAACCTCCTAGGAAACACGAGATGAAAACCAGCAGCGAAGCCCTCGAAGAAACCATCAACAACCTCGAATGGTGGATAGGCGAATACACCAAAGCCCACACGACAGAAGAAGCACAACACTGCCGACAAGGCATCAAAAACCTCCTGGACGACTACGCATACACACACCCCTACCGGAAAGAAGCCGACAAATGACCGACACGATCACCATCCACGAGCAGCCAGCATTCATCCCCTCCCGCATCCAACCGTCCGGTCTTTGCTACGGCTCCATCGAGATCAGCAGGCAAGTCGAGAAGACCATCATCCGATTGAGTCGATACGCAGACGGCAGCTTCGCCCTGACGGTAGGCGGCTCGCGTGTGGAACTCACCGCCGACGAACTCGCCAAGATCGCCAACGCATTCCACACGCAAGCAGAAAACGTCAAGCACAAACTCAGTCAGGCAGATTCAACGACTGCTTCAACAACACAGTGATGTAAGTCGTTTCCCCCTGCGGCAGGAGTTGGAAGCCGACAGGCTCCCAACCATCCATCTGCCCGGCGAGTTCCGGCACCGAGCCAAGGAAATCAAGAGTCACACTCCGTACCGCACCGACCTCACCGGGGAACAGCTGCTGGCTGGCCACGTTGAGCGTGACCATCCGATACTCCGTCTTCATAAAATCACCTCCCCTCCAACAAAAGGACATCATCATGGACCACAATATCGAACCCAAGGCGAAGAAGCCGAACTACACGCTCCGTCGCATCAAGACCCTGCTCGCCATCATCGCCTTCACCGCCAGCGCCACGCTCCTGCTCACATGGAGGACGGCCGACAGCCAGGCGGCGACCATCATGACCGGCGCGGTCTACCTGCTGACCGCGATGTGGCTCGCGATCCGCTTCCTGCCACGCGACGACGAAGACACCACGCGGCAGCATTAAAGGCTTTGCCGGTTTCGACCAAACCGAAAACCAGTTAGTTTCCGATTCACGAACCCACGTTTCCGGCAACGTCCGAAACCGGCGCACATAACTGAATATCGACAATAATCACGCGGCAAGCGACGTCAAGCATTCGTTCCAGTGCTTGCCGCATTGGTTGGACACGGTTGTGGACACAGTGGTGACACGTCTCTATTAGGCACTCGCATTCGGGCTCACTCTTCACCCGTTGCCGCGCCACCGATCTGTGAAACAGTTCAGGTCTGTCTCCAACAGGCCGATAGCGTTCCGCCACCACGACGTCCAGATGGTTCGACCCCATCTCCAACCACTAGCCATGCTCACTCGTCAGAACATGGCACCCCACGTCAAAAGAAGGAAAACCAATGAGCGACAATACGGAAAGCTACTGCGAGACGGTCGGTAACGCATTCAAAACCCTCCGGTATCAACGCTGCACGTTCGGTCTGGAAGAACTGCACATCAATGGCGCAATCGTTGACACCACCCCCATCTGCCTGCTGCACGGGGATGAACTCCAAGTAATAGAAGACTTCCCACAAAAAGGCCAAGACGCCCTGTACTGCATGGACGGATACGACTACTGGCCGATAGACCAGCAAATCGACGATTACGGCACACCCGAAGACTACGAAGACCTCATCGACAATTTCGGAGAACACATGCCGCCAAGCTTCATACTCGCAGTAACAGCGGATCTGCTCAAAGCAGACTACAGAATCGACCAGCAGCAATACCTCCAAGCGACGAGGCTGCTCTCCCTCGCCTTGGAACGCAAAGACGTTCCAGACCCCATCGAAGGAAAAGGAGTCTACCAAAAATGAGCAAGGACGCGAACGAGAACCCGCTGCCAGAATAAGTGGACGTCACGCAGGTGGTCACGATCCGCGACTACTTGGGACAAGTCCATCATCCAGCTTCCGACATCGACGGCGACGCGATGCGATTCGGCCAGAAAGTCTTCGAAGCCTACAAACGCTACCACCAAGGCCGCAAACCCTACACCGTCCGATTCCATCCGAACGGGCCGGTCAAAGTCTACCTGCCATCCGACATGCCAATCCTGCACAAGACATACGCGGCATGGAAGGAACAACAACGCAGACGCCAAAGCGTCGTGAAGGACGTGTCCGATGCGGACTGACCTGCTCACCGTGGAAGACCTCGCCAGCCTGCTGCACGTGAGCAAGGGCACGCTGGCGAACTGGCGCTCCTATGGGCACGGCCCGAAATACACGAAAGTCGGCGGCCGCGTCCGCTACCCGCAAACCGAAATCAACCAATGGTTGAAAAACCGAACATTAAAGAGGACGGTACCCAGATGACACAAGCCACATCCAACGCGCCAACCATCTCCGCTGGGAAAATCGCCGCGCTGCGCCTGATCTGCGACACATACGGCGAGCAGGAATTAAGCAAAGAGGAAAAACAGGCGTTGCGTCAGGCCGACCATCCAAAAAAACAGGAACAGGCCACCAAAGGCGAAATGGATTCGAAACGTGCGAAACACGAATGCGACGTGCTCGCCGCGTTCCACCATCAAATCGCGCGGACCGGCAGACAGCCGACCATGGTCGGACTCGCCCAGATGACCGGCTTGAGCAAAAGCACGGTGCAACGCGCGGTCATCAGGCTGGCGGACAAAAACAAACTCGTCAAACGCCACGGCCACTACGAACTCCCCGCCAAGCCCATCGAAACACCAAAACCACCAACAAAGGAGCCACCCACCATGACCACCACGCCAATCCAGGAACAACCGAAGCCGAAAACCACCATAACGACCGTCACCACAGGCAACGGGCCGAAGCCTTCGGAATTGTCGCCGCATGAACGCCTCGCAGCCGCGCTCGGCACGGTCTACATGGCCCTGGCCGAACTGCAAGGCGTCGCATTCAGCACGGGAGACAAAGTGGCCTATGCCTTCGCGCAGAAAATGCTCAACAGCGAACTAATCGACCTGAAAACCAACTACGCAAAGGAGAACAAGTAATGGACAAGAAAACCCTCAACGAAATCACTGACCTGTACGACACGCTTCCCGCCGACCAGATTCGCGCGAACATCGGCATGCTGACCGCGATCAACAAGCGCAGCGGCGAAATCCTCAAAATCGCCAAAGCCGCATGGGAGCACGACCACGACGGCGGCGATTCCGAAACCGTCAACATCGCAGGCGTCGAAGCCGGAGAACTCACCCTCGGCAAAGGCGGCAGCGGCAAATACGCGGTCACGGACGAACGAGCCTACGGCGCCCTCCTGCATGACAACGACTTCGTGATTCCAGGCGGACAGCCAGCAGCCGAACAGGTGTGGATGCCACGACGTGAGGCAATGGACCAGAAGTATCTCGAAGACATGATCCGCGACCATGGTGGCGAACTGCCCGACGGCGTGGAATACAAGGCGGGACGTCCGGGCGTGGTCACGTTCCGCAGCACGCGCGGCTTCGTGGACAAGGTCTTCAGCGCGGAACTCGCGCCCACGATCATACGGCTCATGCTCACCGACGGCACCGAAAACACTGACCAGAAGGAGAACAGAAATTGAGCAACGAACTCACGATTCAGCCGCAGCAAACGCAACAGCAGCTCACGTTGCATGACCAGATGGAACTCGCCAAGGCGGTATGCCAGTCCGACATCATCCCGACCGTGTATCGCGGCAAGCCCGCAAACGTTCTCGTCGCTGTCGGCTACGGCATGCCGCTTGGCCTCACACCGATGCAATCCTTGCAGGACATCAGCGTTATCAACGGCAAGCCCACCGCGTCGGCGAGCTTCATCGCCAGCCGGGTGCGCATGGCCGGTCACAAGCTCCGCATCCGGAAGGACGAGAAAGCGTTGAGCGTGACCGCCACTGTCGTGCGTTCCGATGACCCGGATTATCCGATCAGCGTCACGCGAGACAAGGCGTGGGCGCAGCAGATGGGCCTGCTCAACAAGGACAACTACCGCAAGCAGCCGTTGACGATGCTCACGTGGCGCGCCATCACCGCCGTGGCGCGTGAAGCGTGCCCGGAAATCCTCTATGGCGTGCAGTACACGGCAGACGAACTCCACGATTTTGACTCCGACGATTCCCGTAATGGCGGCGTGGAGGCGGAAGTCGTGGAGGACGATCAGCCACAGGCCGCGCCGAAGCGTCGCGGCTATGGCAGCCGCGCACGACAGCAGCCGACCCAGCAGGCGCCGCAGCAGCCGGAACCATGCACGCTGGAACAGGCGAACCTCATCCACGCGGTCTTGGCGGATAGTGGCGTCATCTCGAACGAGGAAGCCACGCAGGTGTTGCACAGCCTGACCGGCAAGGAGGGGCTGATGCCGCACCGCGTCAGCCGTGAGGACGCCGACAATCTGCTTGCCGACGTGGACTTTCTGAAGAAGAAGACCATGGAGGCATTGGCCGCGATCCGTCACCCGCAGCAGCGGGAACCGGCGCCGGAGACGGTGGAAGCGACCGTCACCGACGAAACCCCGACAGCCGACACCAAGGAAGGAAAGTAAACCATGGCAGGCGAAACCATCATCACGATTGCGGGCAACCTCACCCGCGACCCGGAAGTGCGCACGACGAGCAGCAACAAGGCGGTGGCGAATTTCAGCATCGCCGCGTCCACGCGCGCGTACAACCGCGACACCGGCCAATGGGAGGACGGTGACACGCTGTTCATGAGCTGCTCCGCATGGGGCGAGCTGGCGAACCATATCGCGGCCAGTCTCGCGAAGGGCATGCGCGTGATCGCGCAGGGACGTTTGCACCAACGCTCCTATCAGGCGAAGGACGGCACCCAGCGCACCGTGGTGGAGATGACCGTGGACGAGATCGGACCATCGTTGAGATTGGCCACCGCCCAGGTGCATCGGGTGCAGCGCAACAACGGCGGCTATCCGCCGCAGCAGGGGACCGGTGGTTTCGGCCAGCAGCCCGCGCAACCGCCGCAGCAGAACGCCACGTCTGACCCGTGGAGTGCGCCAGCCGCCAACACTGCGAATGGTGGTTTCGGTGGTTTCGGCACCACCGCCCCGGAACCCGAGTTTTAAAACGCATGGCACCTTTGGCAGGACAGAACCCGCCAGCATGGTGTGACCGGCATGAGTGCCCTTACTACGGGCGCTCATGCCCCATCTGCGAGGCGGAATCAGAAGACTATCACGCGGACATGGGAGACGGAAGCATATGACGCGCACGCGAAACCGCAAGACCGCGAAAGGCAACGGCACGCGCATGGAAACCGCCGTCGAAACCTATTTGAAGTGGGCATTGGATGACAAGCGCATACAACGTCTGCGATTACACGGCAACAAGGACGTGGGAGATATAGGCAACGTGTACTTCCACGGCCAGCCCGTCTGCGTGGAAGTGAAATGGACGCAGACCATGAACGCCCCGCAACACATGCGCGAAGCGCTCGTGGAAGCCGGAAACATGGACTCGCCCTATCCATGGGTCATCCAGAAGAAGAACGGCGTCGGCCTGACCTCCACGCACAGGCTCGGCCAACAACACGCCTACACCACCACGGAGGTATTGGAAAACATGCTCACCCTCTCGCCACCCGCCCTGCGGGCGCGAATCAAGCCCGAACCCTTGGGACGGAGAAAAACCATGCGGCTGATCACCTTGCAGGATTTCGCCCTGATACTCAACAGCGGCCTGCCGCTCGGCCCCGAGGAAAAGGAATGGTGACATATGCGCAAGCCAACAAGCGGAACCCTGTTCGCAATCCTCTTGACGCTCGCCCTCATAGCCGCGCCAATCACCATCTACATCACGCAAGGAGCATGACATGAGCGAGAACAATCAGGTCATCGAATACACGACCACGGTGGACGAGTCGGTTATCGGCCTGCCGAAATTCGTGTGGTGCATGGCGTGGCTCGCATGGTGCGGGTTCTTCGCCGGAATCGACTTCATGAAACAGTGGTGGCTTGGCGTGGCGGTTCAGACCGTCTGCTTCGTCATCTGGTGCGTCCTTCTGCGCGTCGAACTGCGTCATGCGACAGTCCACACCACCCTCAAACGCACCAGCCGTGAAGGCAATCAACATCCTCAACCAGAAAGACTAACCATGGCAACCAACATCACGCAAAAGGACAAGACGCTCCACGAGATCATCGACTGGTGCAAGGGACAAAGGGAGACGGCATCGGGGGCAAACAACTACGAACGCGGCATGTACTCCGCCCTGACAGAGGTAATCAACCATTGCAAGGCACGGCTCGGCTACAGCGGTTCGATGCCCAGTGAGGTGCCGAACCAGAGCGAGGACACGAAGGACTAGCCATGTGGTTCAAACGCCATAACGAATACAAGAAAGGCACGAAATGAGCAAGAAAATCGACTGGCTGGAAGTTTTCAGCCGCCTGATTATCGGCTTCATGATCGCGGGCGTGATAGCCATGTTCGCCATAGGTTTCACCGCCATCGTGCTGGAAAACACGACCGCGCGAACCGTCATGCTCCATGACGATTCCGGCACATCCTACGCCTGCACCGTCAGCAAAGCCGACACGAATCCACACGACTGCAAGCCAATCAAGGACACGAAATGAAACTACCAACCATCGAAACCGACCGGCAACTCGTGCACGCGGCGGAACGCCTGCAAAAACGCATCAACAACGACCGGCGCCTGCTCGCCATGATGCGCAAGAGAACAAGCGACATCGCCTTCCTCATAACCCTCGACACGCACCTGGCGCAAGCGCAGACCATGCTCCGCAACTTCACCGGAAAGGATATGAAATGAGCGCCGCGAACATCATCGGCATACTGCTGACCCTGACCGGCATGGGCATGGAAGCCACCGGCGTGTGGATGCTCAACCACGGAAACCAACGATTCGCGGACAAGGCATTGAACCATGGCATCACCTGCATCCTGCTCGCACTGCTCGCAGTCTGGGGGATTCAATGAGGAAAATCAGATGCGCCAACTGCGGCCACAAGATCAACGCCACGTATTACGTGACCTGCCCATACTGCGGTTTCAAACTCGTCAAACAGCAGACACCCACCACACCCGACCTCACCGGCATGCTGTACGGCATGAGCGACGAAACCTTCTACAAGCGACTCAGGGGAGAGGAGTAAGACTTTGCGATACGGCATCCCATACCAGGGCAGTAAGAACACGATAGCCGAATGGGTGGTGGACAACCTGCCATCCGCCACACTGTTCATCGACCTGTTCGCTGGCGGCTGCGCGGTCACACACGCGGCCATGCTCTCAGGCAAATACCAACGGTTCATGGCGAACGACCTGACCGAAGCGCCGGAAATCTTCAAACAGGCCGCGCAAGGCGAGTTCAAAGGGCTTTCCACCGTGCTCACACGGGAGGAGTTCCAACAGTCGGACGATGACGTTTTGAAACTCCTGTACAGTTTCGGCAACAATCGCACCGACTATTTGTGGAGTCGTGAGTTGGAGCCGGTGAAGGTGGCCGCGTCACGCATGTTGGCCGCGCCCTCGTTGCACGAAAGACGCATGGCGTATCGGACGTTTCTACGCGAGTTTGACTTTTATCGCAAACACGACCCGAAATATAAAGAACAGCTGGAACGCCTGCAAGGGCTGCAAGGGCTGGAAAGGCTGGAAAGGCTGGAAGGGCTAGAAGGGCTGGAAGGGCTAGAAGGGCTAGAGATTTCGCGGCTCGACTACCGGCGCGTGGGCATCCCCGACGTCCCGGGCGGCGTATGCGTTTACGCCGACCCCCCATACCGTGGCACCGGCCAAAAAGGATACGCGCAGGCCGGAACGTTCGACGTGGAAGCGTTCGACCGATGGCTGGCCGACATTCCCTGCATGGTCATCGTCAGCGAATACACATGCCCATCCGGCTGCGTCGAAATCACGGCACGCGAGAAGACCGTCACCATGAGCGCCAACCAGACCGGCAAACGCATGGAACGCCTATTCGTGCAGGAACGCTACATGGACGAATACCGGCAGCGCATGAAACAAACCACCAGCGCACTATTCGACTAACACAGGAAGGAGAAACCCAACATGACGGTAAGCAAGAGAATCAGATTCGAGGTACTGCGACGCGACGGCTACAAATGCCACTACTGCCACACGCAAGACGCGAAACTCACCATCGACCACGTGATACCGCAAGCGCTCGGCGGCAACGACAATCCCGACAATCTCGTAGCCTGCTGCCAAGACTGCAACCTCGGCAAAACATCCATCAACCCGGACGAACCACTCGTAGCGCAAGTGGAGGAATGGGCCGAAACCTTCCACTTCTACCTCAAAGCCGCCCAAGACGGAATCAAAACCAGCATCGAAGAGGAAAACGAATACGTCCACAATGTATTCGACCTCTGGGAGCGAACCACCGACATGGGAGACGGCTACCGGTATCCGCTACCTGACACATGGGCCAAAACCGCCCGCTACTGGCATGACATAAACGTTGACGAAGACATACTCGAACACGCTTTCCAACTCGCGCGGGAACGCTGCGAACTCGGCAAACTCCGCATAGGCAACGCATACAATTACGCTGCCGGAATCGTCGGAAACCTCATGCGCGAAGCGATGGACAACGCGCGCGCATGGACGGAAACCGCGATACGCCAAAAGGACGCGCACGATCATGCGGATTAGAACGACCCGACCGGAATACTACACCAGTCCAACCGTGGGCGAAATGACATGGGACGCGCGGCTCGTGTTCCACGACCTGTGGAGTTACGTGGAGGACAACGGCGTGAACTACGACAGCGCACGCCTGTTCAAAAGCGCGTGCATGCCCTATGACGGCGATCAGGTCATCGACCGTATCGAGGCCGCGTTCGATGAACTGGCGCGATTGGGCTGCATCATCCGCTACGAGCGTGACGGGCATCGGCTGCTGTTCGTTCCGGGTTTCCGCAAGTGGCAGAAGGTGCCGCATCCGGGCGTATGCCACTTCCTGCCCCCGGAAGGCTACGACCGTATGGGATTCACGACTAGTAATGAGAGTCTCACGACTAGTAATGAGAGTCTCACGACTAGTAATGAGAGTCTCACGACTAGTAATGAGAGTCTCACGACTAGTCGTGCCTTTAGTAGGAGTAGTAGTAGGAGTAGTAGTGAAAAGAAAGAAGAAGAAAATAAATTTTCTTCTTCCAAAGAAAACGAAGAATCAGTTACAGACTCCACCGCCGACGATTACGTGGCAAGCCCGGCCAAACAGACAACCGATGACCAGATCAGCCGCGACTATCCGAACTTGGATTTGACGGACGCGTGGGGCGCTTTCATGCAACACCACCAAGGCGCCACCAAAACCACAAGCGAATGGACGCGCTTGTGGAAAGGCTGGTGCCAACGAAGAGCCACCATGAGCAACATACCCGCCAGCAAACCCCACGTGCACACGTGGCAGTGCGAACACGTGCTCGCACTGCTCGGACGCAATAAGGAGACCGCAATGCCAGACACAAGAGCATGCGCAACAGCAGACCAACTCAACCGCAAGGAGCAACAATGCTCACCCAACACCAACGACAACAAATCAAACGACTAGCCGCCAGCCAAATCGACTGGCACACCATCGCACAAACACTCAACCTTCCATACGCCATAATCGCCGATTGTCTAGGAGACCCGCATGACCGAATGCACCAAATGCCACAAGCCGCAGAAGACCGACAGTCCACTCTGTTCTGACTGCCAAACCGCATACTGGACTCACATCAAAGCGTTAGGCCACGTGCAACTCCCAGCACTCACCAGCATCATGCTCCGCCAAGCCCACATCGGCAACCACACGCACACGCCCAACAAAGGCCACGCGCCAATGCCAATCGACCCGCACGCCCAACAGCTCATCGAAGACAGCGAAACATGGCTCGCCGAACAGGCAGGCAAAATCAACCAGCATTATGCGAACCTGCCCTGGCACAAAGCATGGCAACGGCTGCTCGCCAACAAACACACCATCCTCAACCAGCCGACAGCAGCACAAGATTACGCGGCACTCCAGCACATCATCCGTCGAAACGAGCAAGCATTGACACCGGAAGAAGACCACATCATCATCGGCGACTGCCCACACTGCGGACGCCAACTCACAGACACGCCAACAGCCGAAACCACCACCTGCCCGCACTGCCAAAAAACATGGCCGACACAAAGCATCAAAGCACAACGCGACCAACGATTATGGCAGCGCCAGATAATCGGCACGCCAGCCGACGCCGCAAAACAACTCCAAAAATACGGCCTCGCCATCAGCCGCAACCTCATAAGCCAATGGATACGCCGCGGCAAAATCCACCCAACCCAAACCGGGAAACACACCTACCGCTTCAACCTCGGCGAACTGGCCATGCTCCTTGACTGTCACCGTTGACATGCTATACTGTCGTATGTCAGTAAAATGGTTCAGCCCTGTGGGGGACTGAACCATTTCTTTTAACTGGCACAGCCGACCAACAATGCTTTTATTCGCTCTTGGTTTTCACATTAAAGGCCGGCGCCGCTTCGGCACGCCAACGGCAGGCGCAATCCAACACTCAAACGAGCACACCTTCCAACGGGCTCCTTGTGATTCGACAATACAACAAACCACCGGATTGTACGCAAGTTCGACTCTTGACCGAAGCACCGCAACGGCAATGGAAGCCCGGAATCGTCTTCCGGGCTTCCACCTATTCCCTTTCGTGATGTTTGCGCGGCCTGCCGCCGCCGACGCCACGACCGGGACGCTTCGCGTTCCACTCGTCGATGGTCGACGGGAGCCAGCCGCGGGCCTTGCCGACAAGCGCGTCGGGGTCCGGCAGCTTGTAGCGTGCGAGGGCGCCTTTGGTGATGCCGAGCCGTTGCGCGACCTCGGTCATGCTCAGATAGCGTTCAGTCATTCTTGCGGCTCCCAGCATATCCGGCCGCGAGTCCCATGATTCCGGCCGCGAGGCCGAAGCCGCCGCCGTGTTCGAGTCCGGCGTGCGCCATGCAGACGACGCCGAAGAGCATCGCGACGATGCCGAGGATGGTTGGTCTTTTCATGATGTTCATGGATCCCTTGTTAGGATGGATGGGGGTTCCGGCTACTTGGGATAGCCGGAACCTTTTTACTTGTGCTTTGGCGGCTTTCTGCCTTCCCTCAGCCCGAGCCAGATGCTCACCGCGATGGCGATTATCTGGAGGATGGTGTCTATCCAGTCCTTGGGTTCCATGTTCACCTCCTTTCCTTATTGGCTACATTACTATTATAACAAAGTATGTAAAGTAATGTAAGCCGAATAGAGCCGACACACCGAAAGAAAACACACAAATGGCGAAAACGGTACGAAGCCACACACGACAATTCGAAAAAGACCGACGCCGATTCTTCAACCAATGCAAGGCCGAACACAAAGTCTGCTGGCTATGCGGCATGCCCATCGACTACACCGCGCCGCAAAACACCAGCGACGAAAGCTACAACCTCGACCACCTCTACCCAGTCTCGAAAAGACCCGACCTCCAACACGACCCGGCAGGCTTCCGGCCAAGCCATACTAGCTGCAACCGACTCAGAGGCAACCAAGACCCACCAACACCAATCGGCGCCCTAAGCCGACAATGGATCAACACGAACAGCTGAACAGCACGCTCGCGCAGGCCGGTAGGGGCGGTGAAATCCCGAAAACCACCATCGACCGACCGAC